GCAACAAACCGAGAACACATACGTGAATTAACTGAAACACAAAACAATGCAATTATTGTGGCGAGTGTTGGTACGTTTAGTACAGGAATCAATATCAAAAATCTGCACCAGATTATATTTGCTGCGCCAACAAAGAGTCAAATACGTGTATTGCAAAGCATTGGTCGAGGACTACGAAAATCTGATGATGGTCGACCAACAACAGTCTATGATATATCAGACAACTTCTCCTGGAAAAAGAAAAAGAATTACACGCTGCAACACGCAATAGAGCGTACCAAAATGTATGCAAAGGAAGGGTTTAACTATAAACTATATGAAATACCACTGCAATGATTGATGGCTTATATTCAAAAGTAAAAGATCTTGACATACGGGTCTTTACATTGTCGAGTGGTAAAGTTCTTATAGGAGAAGTTGTGCATGCCTATGAAGATGGGGTACAACTAAACTGCCCTCTAGAAATAAGAAAAGCACTTGTAAAGTCTGGAACCTATGCAGAGATTATGTTACCGCTTGTTGCAGGCAATGACACTGAGAATTGTATAGTCTATGATCGTAGTATTGAAACAGAATCTGATACATCTGATGAGGTTAAACGTAAATATACAGAAGCACTTATATATCAAAGACTTCTACAGTTGATGGCAAAACCTTCTGAAACAGATGAGAATGAATTGGATGAATCAGAAGATTTAAATTATCCCATTCCTGAAATTGATCCACCAGAAGAATCACAATCTGACGAAGAAATATGGAATATTTTCTTAGATCGTTGGAAGAATGTATGATGACTATCAAACAATCATAGATTATTATACACTCTTTTATAATCTATGTAAATAACAAAATTCACATAGATGTAAAAAAGTATTTACATTTGCAAAATATAGTATATAATGAAGCTATGAAAACTGAAAAGACAAAACGAAAATCACGCGGTGATGACTATGTCAACAATAAAGATTTTTCTGCAGCTGTTGTTGAATATGTTCAAGACGTGACACACGACAAATCTAATGGCAAAGAACCTCGACAAATTACCAACTATATTGGTGAGTGTTTTATGAAGATTGCAAATGGGCTGTCCCGCAGCCCAAACTTTATGAATTATAGTTATCGTGAAGATATGGTTATGGATGCAGTAGAAAATTGCATCAAGGCTATTATGAATTATGACATCAACAAGCCAACGCGCACTGGCAATCCAAATGCATTTTCATATTTTACACAAATTTCATGGTATGCGTTTCTACGTCGTATTGCAAAAGAAAAGAAGCAGACTGATATCAAGCAACTACTAATCGAAAAAGGTGGCATTGGAAACTTTGCTGAGTTTGAAGACGATTCAGACTATGGTGAATCGCTTGTCGAAAAGATGCGCCAGCGTAATGACGCTTTTTACAAAGAAAGCAACGAAGTTGCTGAGACAAGTGAAAAGCCACGCGCACAGAAAAAAGTCAAAGAAGAATCACAAAAGATTGGTGCTCTTGACAGTTTTATCTCATGAAAATAGCAATACTCACTGATACCCATACCGGTGTTAAAAATGGTAGCGACGTCTTTATAGACTACACTGAGCGGTTCTATTCTGAAGTCTTTTTTCCGACCTGTCAGACACAGGGCATTACTCAGATACTTCATCTCGGTGATTACTTTGATCATCGTAAATATCTTAACTATAAGGTGTTAGCACGTAACCGAGCCATGTTTCTTGACAAACTTGAAGAGTATGGCATGACCATGGATATTATTCCTGGCAATCATGACACATTTTTTAGAAATACAAATTCACTTTGTAGCCTTACTGAGTTATTGCAATATCATAGTAAGAATGTAAATGTGATTATGTCCCCTACGGTGCGAGACTATGATGGCCTCTCAGTTGCGTTGCTGCCATGGATTACGCCTGAAAATTATGCAGAGTCATGTGCCTTTATTGAAAAAGCGCATGCACCAATAATTGGTGCTCACTTGGAACTTGCTGGTTTTGAAATGATGAAGGGCGCTCCAGCAGTCAGCCATGGCATGTCAGCAGATTTGTTCTCTCGATATGAGATGGTTCTCTCTGGTCACTATCACACAAAGAGCAGTCGTGGCAACATTCATTATCTTGGTGTGCCATATGAGATTACTTGGGCAGACTGCAATGACCCCAAATACTTTCATATATTAGACACAAACACCCGTGAACTTTCAGAGATTCGCAACCCGCTTTCACTCTTTAAAAGATTAACCTATGACGACACCCTTGGTCCTGTCACCCCAGTTGAACCAAGTGAAGTCTCTGGAACATATATAAAGGTAGTTGTAACAGCTAAAAAAGATCCATATTCATTTGATAAGTATATTGATTCTATAAACGCTGGTGAGCCATTTGATCTAAAAATCGTTGAATCATTTGTAGAATATTCTGCTGACTCTATAGATGATGACTGCATTGAGGTGTCTGATACTCCTTCACTCTTGAATAGTTATGTTGATGCAATTGAAACCGATCTCGATAAGACTCGTATAAAAACTAAACTTCAAGAACTCTATCTTGAATCTCAACTAATTGATGGCATATGATTATTTTTACTTCTTTAACATATTGTAATTTTTTAAGCGTAGGAGACAAAGAGATTACGATGAATCTAAATGATTCTCGTTCTACTTTGATTGTAGGTCATAATGGTTCAGGTAAATCACTTATGCTTGATGCATTGTCATTTGTACTTTTTGGCAAGCCTCATCGTAACATAAACAAGCCACAACTCGTTAACAGTATTAATGGTAAAAACTGTCTTGTGACTGTTGAGTTTAAACTTGGACCTTCACAATATAAGATTGTGCGTGGACTAAAGCCAAACATTTTTGAAATTTGGCAAAACGGAATACTCATAAATCAAGAGTCACATTCGCGTGACTATCAAAAGTTACTTGAGACAAATATCTTAAAGTTGAATCACAAGAGTTTTCACCAGGTTGTTGTGCTTGGTAGCAGCAACTTTATTCCATTTATGCAACTTAGCAGTCATCACCGTCGTGAGGTTATTGAAGACCTACTTGATATTGGGGTGTTTAGTAAAATGAATGCAGTATTAAAGGAGAACACTGCAAAGCTTAAGGATAATTTAAAGGACACAGAAAACCAACTGTTTACCTTAAAAGAAAAAGTTGATTTGCAGAAAAAGCATATCTTACGACTGCAGCAACTAAATGAAAGTAATGCAGCAAAATATTCTGAAGAGATAGTAAATCTTCGAAATAACATTGATGAGATGATGACAGAAAATTTATCTCTTAGCTCGGAATATAGCGAGGCATATGGCAAGACTCAGCAGCAATTGCAACGTCATGAAAAAACAAAGGCTTCATTGCTTTCGTATGAGAGACAAATAAAAGACAACATTAAAAAAATTGTGTCTGACTCTCAATTTTATGAAAACAATACAGAGTGTCCAACATGTAACCAAACTATAGGCTCGGAGATTCGTGAACATAAAATTAGCGAATGCAAACATAGCGCGCAAGAATTAAATTCTGGATATGACAAGCTTAAAGAGACTTTAGCTCAAACCGGAGATTCTATACAAGAAGTGTCAAGCGAGTTGCAAAGACTAAACTCTCTACATAATAAAATACACAGCAATCAAAACTTGGTTAGTGGGTTTGAAAAGCGAATCTCTGACTTGACAACGTTAATGAATACTCATCATGAGACTTCAGAAGTCACTGATGCACAGTCTTCTCTTGACTCCATCTACTCTGAAAGAGAGAGCCTTCAGGAATTAAAGTCTACACAACTTGAAGAGAGAATGTACAATGAGATTCTCGCTGAACTCTTAAAGGACACTGGAATAAAGACGAAAATTATTCGTCAGTATTTGCCAGTTATGAACAAACTTATAAATCACTATCTACAAATTTTAGACTTTTTTGTTTCATTTAATCTTGATGAAAATTTTACAGAGACGATACGCTCACGTCATCGCGATGACTTTTCATATAGTTCATTTAGTGAAGGAGAAAAACAACGAATAGATTTGAGTCTGCTCTTTGCATGGAGACAAGTCGCAAAGATGAAAAATAGTAGCAACACAAATCTACTCATTCTCGACGAAGTATTTGACGCAAGTCTTGATTCTGATGGTATTGACAACCTACTTAAGATTATGAACACCCTTGATGCAGACACACGCATATTTGTGATTAGTCATAAGCAGGATCTTCTAGAAGGCAAATTTGAGCAAAAAATCGAGTTCCAAAAGGTTAAAAACTTTACAAAAATCAAGGAAATGGCCTAATTGAAGGCCCCCGAAGTCTTTGGTAGCTTAACTTCCGCACTTTTTTTCATAAATTTTCACTTTTTTATTTACAAGTGCCTATTTTTATGCTAGAATAGTCTCATAATGGTTGCAGTAGCAAATCGTGAGAGTCAAACAGTCCTAGCCAAACTCTTGGCTAAAGAAAACATTCAAGTTGCAATTGGCAACTACAAGACAGCATTCTTTGATGTCAAGAATCGTGTGCTTGGTCTTCCAACTTGGAATACAGACAATAAGAATGTGTCTGACTTACTTATTGGTCATGAAGTTGGGCATGCTCTATATACTCCATCAGATGCAGTGACTCGTTTCAAAGAGAAGTTTCCTACTCTGCCATTTGATATTGGAAACATTGTTGAAGATGTTCGTATTGAACGACTTGTGCGAGACACATATCCAGGTCTTGTTCTCTCTTTTAAAAATGGTTATCGTCACTTTATCGAAAAAGACTTTTTTAAAATCTCTGGTGTTGACTTATCAACTCTTGGATTTGCTGATCGCCTCAATTTGCGTGCCAAAATCGGCCAACTAGTAGATGTGCCTCTCAACGAAAAAGAGACAGATATTTACAAACGATGCCTCTCTGCAAATACTTACGATGAAGTTTTGCAAATTTGTGCAGACATTGCTGAAATGGTCAAAGGAGAAAAACCACAGACACAGCAGTCTCATGAATCCCAAGACTTTGAAGATTTTAAAACTGATGATGACACCGAGATTGATCCTACACAAGGTCAAGATTCTTCAAATTCAGATTCGCGAGGCAATGAACGAGACAGCGACACATCTTCAGACGAATCTTCAGACGAATCTTCAGATAATGGTGACGAACAGTCTTCTCAACAAACTGATCAAGAGGGCCAAAATCCAATGTCGAGTTCAAAGCCGCTTGATAACGACAACTCTTCTGATTCACAAGGCTCTGGAAATGAGGGAGGTCATTCATCAGTTGTTCAAGAACTACAATCTAAAACTATGCGTGAGGTTGAAAAAAATCTGCAAGACATGCAGGTTCGTGAAACGACTCATGTAATGTGCAACAAGCCTTATGTCCAGGACATGATGTCAGCTATCATTCCAGTAAAAGAGATTATGGCTGCTCGTCGTCATGATGAATATCGCTACTCGGCCATTATGACAAATGAACAAGTTGTTCAAGACTGGACAGAGTTTGCTGCATCTACTAAAAAACATGTTGCAATTCTCGTCAAAGAGTTTGAACGTCGCAAGGCAGCATACCAATATAGCCGGGCAACTCGGTCTACTACTGGAGCACTAGACGTCAATCGCTTGCATTCCTATCGCTTTGAAGATCAGATCTTTAAGAGTGTCACTCGACTCGCAGACGCTAAAAACCACGGCATGGTATTTTTTATCGACTATTCTGGTTCGATGCGTGATACAATAGGTCGAGTGATCGTTCAGGCTCTTCAACTTGTGACATTTTGTAAAGCGGTCGGCATCCCCTTTGAAGTCTATGGATTCACAAGTCGCTATCACAATCCTAGTGAATCACAGTGTCCATTGCCTGGCTACAATCTTGACTTTTCTGACACCATCATATTTCAACTATTGCACTCACGCATGGCTCGCTCTGAGTTTGAAACTGCGTGTCGCGAACTCAAAGCTCAGACTATCTATCGTGATTCTTATGGTCGTGGCGAACTTGCATTTAACAGCAAATATGAAGTTATGAATGGTACACCTCTCAATGAAACTATTATTATTGCTCATGAGATTGTTCGCCGCTTTCGTGACAACTACAAGGTTCAAAAGATGAACACAATCTTTTTAACTGACGGCGATTCATGCCCTCCGCGCTATCGTAAAAATAATGTAGGTGAAGAGTATGAACACACAAACCCGCGTCCCTGGAACGCGACAAAAGTGTTGCCACTCTATGGTAAGAATATCGAGATGTCTACTAATCACTCTATCCGAAGCCTCTACCGTGATCTCGTCATGAGCCTCAAGCGGACATGTGATACCACAGTAATTGGTTTCTTTGTAGCAAACTACAAGTCAGACTATAAAAATAACTGCATCACTGCTCTTCGTAGCCGCAAACGTGATCTTTCATGGTCAGATGCTGTGATCGAGTTTAATGCACTACAAAAGATTGCTAAAAAAGAAAAGTGTCTTGCTATTCAAAATGGATTTGGCTATGATGCATATTTCGTCTTTGACTCTAAAAATGGACTCGATATTACCGAAGATGACGAAGAGTTTGTGAGTGAAGGCTTCTCAAAGGATGTGACTGACAACTCGTCACAAAATAAAATTGCCAAGGATTTTGCTAAATTCAATACTGAAAAACGTGTTTCTAGAGTGTTTTTGAATAAATTTGCTGAGTTTATTGCATAAAAGTGAAAAAAAGTGAGTTTTTATCATTTTCTTATGTACAAATCGTGAATTTTAGTGTATAATCATCCTGTAAGCAAAAGCAACCACAACATACAAAATATGACAAACGAACAAAAAGCATCTGTCCTCAAAGAATTGTTTGCTAACAATGATCCAAAATCTGTCTCTAGCAAGACAATTTTTGACGCTGG